ACTGGGTGATCTGTTCCGCCGATACGTGCCGGGCTTCAGGGGTGGCCGCGCAGTGGATCGTAAGGAACTTAACTCTACCAAGCGCCGGCATCTCAGGAGCCCATTTTCGTCAGAATACTGAGCAGCAACAGAATGATCGCGCCGGCCACCGAGATACCGATGGTCTCTAGCCGCTTCAGGCGGGCGCAGATGCTATCGTAACGCAGTTCGCAGACTTGCTCATGCGTGTTGAGCCGCGCTTCGGTCTGGTCAATGGTGGTCATCGGTAACATTACTCTGGATAGTTAGTTTCGGCAGGGGCACCCCGCAGAACCCAGCTAGGGGCCGCGAAAGTATCACGGCGCTGCGCAGCCTGACGGCCGCGCTCTTGCGCCAAAATGGCCTGCTGTGTCGCCGGCGATAGTAGGTTCCAACCTTTACCGCCCGGCTTCACACCGCTTGCCGAAATAAGCGCCGCGTTGGCCGCACGCTTGGTCATGGCGTTAGCACCGCCGCGGGCCCCCATAGCGCCAAGCTGAGCGGTGCCGATCAACGCGGCAGTCCCGGGCGAGACCGCGCCGCCGTAAGTAAGGCCGCCCAAGAAAGGAATTTGCAAACCAAACAGACGTGCATTCGGCGCCACGCGCCCAATGGCCGCAAGCGCGTCTCGCGTAAAGTTGCCATTAGCGACCTTTTTAATCGCGTCTTGCGTAGGCTTATCAAACTTAGCCAGTCGGCGCGGATTGTTTACGATCTTAGCAAACTCCGTGCGCAACGCAGAACCTACGGCGCGAGGATTGTCGCCCTGCTTTGACCGGAGATTAGCCGCTTCAATTGCGCTTTCGAGCGTTTCCGTCTGGTATGCTTTTGCGCGCGTCTGCCGCGCTTGCTTCAGAAATGCAGTGGCAGCAGCAGCGTCGCCGGCCGTCGTCATCCCCGGCGTCAGGTTATCCATGAAATCGCCGACCAGATCGTCAAGCGCCTTAACCATAGCGCGCTCTTCGTTTGTCCCGCGCTTACCGCCGCCTTCACTGTAAGGCAGGTCGCGGATAGACCGACGAAACTTCTCTAGCATATCAAAAGTGATCGGCTGGCCAGCTTTTTTCTGGAACAGCTTAAGCGCCTGCGTGACCACCTTATCAGTGTCAGGGTCGTATTTCAGCGATGCCAGACGCTGCTGGGCTTGCGTAGCTAGGTCAGACATCGCCTGAGGTGCGATGTTAACGCCTTCGCTTTCCATCTGCTTGTACAGGTCAGAGGCTTGCGTCTTCAATGTAGCTGCCGGAATAGGCTTTGTTTTTGGCATCGCCGCCTTACCGCCCGCTAAGCTACCTCCCAGTGACAAACCAAACAGCGCGGCGGGGTTTTCTACGTTGAAATAGTTAGCCGCGATGGACGGCGCAGCAGCGCCGCCAGCACTAGCTGCCGTCTGTGCTCCTGCGTTCTGTCCAAGAAACCGCATGAAGTTGCGTCCCTGCGGCGTCAGCACCAGCTTTTCCAGCGTCTGCGCCGAACGCGCCTGACCACCGCCAGATGCCGCGCCTTCAAGAATGTCGCTAAACACCTGCTGCGTAGCCGTCTGCGGACGGCGCCCGATACCAATCTTTTCGTAACCGCGGCGAATGGTCTCTGACGGCAGCGGAATACGTTCGCCACCAAACAGCGGAACAGCCATATTATAAAGGCCGGTCGCCAGATCGGTAGCGCCCAGCGCCAACACGCCGCCAGCCGCGCCGGGGATCGCACCGATGCCCGCAAAAGGTGCGCCGGCAGCACCGCCGATGGCGGCCGATGTGGCGTAAGGCGCAAGCGCGCGGTTGGCGACGCCAGCGTACTGACCAATGGTGTCTAGAACGCCCGGTTCAGGCGCCGGCGCAGGGACTTTCGGCTGCCGCGTCACGACGATCTGTTCGCCAGTCTGTTCTGGCTTTAGAACCCATGACGGAAGCGGCTCATTCTTAGCCATTAACGGCCTCCCAGTGCTTTCCGGAGTGCTTCGTCGCCGAACTGGCGGCGGAAACCTTCTGTCCATTCACGCTTATCGCGGTTGCGGCGGACGCCTGCGACATCGGCCGGCGTAGGCTTCGGGCGCCCAGCGGCGGCGGCCGGCGCGGACTTCATCGTGATGCCGATTGTACGGGCCATGATAGCCTTGACTTCCTGCCATGCGGCAAGACGCTTGCCAGCCGGAATGTTCGGGTCTTCGATCTTGCCAAGCTGCTGTTCGATCTTAGCGCGGTCTTCGTTCGACACGCCTGTGCTCAAACGGCCGCCCGGCGCAAACGCCAACGTCAGCGTGGATGCCAGCGCTTCCAGCTTGCCGATGTTTTCCATCCCCTTGGTGGCGCCGCCGCCAAACTGTTCGGGGATAGCACCCAAGATTTCGGCGCCCAACGCTTCAACGCGGCCACTGGTCGAACCCTTAATCAAAGGCGTGATCGGGTCTTCGCCGCTCTCAAGGTTAACGCCGGTCAAGTCTTGGAAGGTCTTAACCTTGCGCTGCTTTTCCTGCGCCGATGCGGCCTGTTCAGTTGTCATAGGCGCAGCGCCGGGCTTGCCGCCCGGACGATTGCCCGTCTCAAACTCACGCATGGCAGCAGCGACAGCCGGAATTTGTCCTGTGCTGATCGGCGCGTTGATGTCGAGACCAGTGCGGTCGGAGATATACTTCTTATAGTTCGATACCGACGCAGCGCTGTTTTCAGGGCCCTGCGGTGCGTAGCGGTTCACGATCTTGTCAATCGTGTTGAAGCCCTTGCCGACGTAAGCCGAACGCAACAGGTTTTCTTGCGCGCGAATGCCGGCTTCCGGCGACGCAAATGTAGCGAAGCCGCCGCTGGCGCCGGTATAGCCCGGCTGCGAACGCGCGAACGGACTGTCCTTGATAGCGCCGGGGTTCGTCTGAAGAGCCGCAGAGGCGCCCCCGCGTTCGCCGCCGACCAAACCGGGGCGCGTATAGCCGCCCACGCCGCCAGTAGCGACAGGGTAGCCGCGGCCAGTGTTCGGATCGACCACAACGCCGCCGATACCTTCGACATTGAGGACTGTCGGCTTAAACGCCACTTCAGCTTCTGAACCGGGGACAACTCGGCCGACCCCAGTACCGTATTTAGGCGTTGCCAAAACGCGAGTTGACGTACCAAGATTTTGCGTCGTAAACTCTTGCGCAAGCTGATCTTTCGCATCTAGCGACTGAAGCAGCGTCTGTTCGCGCCATGCGCTGAATTGGCTAGGGTCTTTTGGCAGCGACGACAGCGTCTGGTCAACGGCCGCCTGAAGCTGCGGATCGCGGAACTGCGACTTCAGCCAGTCGCCAATCTTGACCGCGTCTTCGGCGCTGCGGGCCAGCTTCATGCCTTCAATGGAGAAATCCAGAAAGTCCGACACGGCCTTAACCTGAGCCGACACCGCTTTCTGCTCGGCTTCAGCCATCTGCGGCTTAGCCAAAGCAGCCTCACGCTGTTCTTTTGCAGCCGCGATCTGCATCTGTTGAGCAGCAGCCGCCGCCTGACGTTCGGCAGCATCCTGCTGGCGCATCATGTTAATCATCTGGGCGTTCTGCTGGATAGCGCCGCTCAGCGGGTTAACCTGCGGGGCGCGAGCGCCGAGGGCAATCATCTGGTTAGCCATTAGAAAATACCCGGATTTTGGAGCATAGTGTTTTTAACGTCTGGGGTCAGCGCACTTGCGCTGCCCGCGCCGCCGCGGTTGAGATAGTTAATCTGCGCCTGATACAGCGGGAACTGCGTCGCTATACCGCCAACGGTGCCCAGAGCGCTGGACAGCGCGTTAGCGCCGCCGACGTAACCTGAAGCGCGGGCAGCACCAGCGTTCATCAGGTTCTGCGCTTCGTTCTGGCCCATCTGACCAGCGGCGCCGGTCAGCACATTCGCCGACGACTGACCCGAACCCATCAGCGACTGAAGCGGATTAAGGCGCGCGGCGCGCTCGACCTGATAGCGGTTAAACGCGTTTTGGTATTCTTGGCTGGCCAAGTCCTGACCGAAGCGCTGGATACCTTTCATGGTGCTGCCCGACAGCAGACCGCCACGGGCCGCCGCCGAACGCTCCAGCGCCTTCATCCCTTCCGACTGACGGAAGGCGTAGCCGGGGTCTTGCTGAAACTGCTGCGTGCCGAACGGCTGGGCAAGACTGCCGTAACCGGCGGCGGTCTTGTCGCCACCGATGCCGAGAAGCTGCATGATCTGCTGTTGGGCAGTAAGGCCAGCCTGACGGAACGGCTCCTGAAGTTCGACCTGCCGCTGGAACATACGCTCCTGCGCGGCCTGCGCATCCTGCGCGGCCTGCGCTTGCGTCGCGGCAGCCTTCTTAGCTGCGCTGCTGGCGATCAGACCGCCACCGACTGCACCTGCGGCGCCAATACCTGCTGCAATAATTGCGGGTGGCATGACTATAACTCCATTTTGTACACGTCGTAGGCTGCACCTAACGTGTATATCATCTCGCCTGTGGGCTGCATACCCCCTCGGCGGGCGAAGTGCGAAACAAACTTAGCAGCGGGCGCTATCCGCGCCCAGAGTATTTTAGCGCCGTTATCTTTGGCGAAATCAATTGTAGCCTTACGGGCTTTTGCGGCCCACTTGCCGCGCCCTTCTGGCAGTATGAATACGTGGACTTCGTAAACGGTGGGCGCGCTCCACGCTAACGCAAACCCACCATGCTCTCCCATCAGAAACCAGTTATGGTGTTCTGATACCGCCTCTTCAAAATCCAACTCACCAAGGCATTCCGGCCCGAGAAACGGACGCACGTCGGGGTGGTTCGCCGCAAGGTTTACCAAACCAGCGTCGAAACACCGTTCAAGCATTAGCTCACCAACCGGCCCGAGGCGCGGATGTTGATCGCCGACGCGGTGCCAGCGATGGTTGAGATAAAGCCGTTGTTCGGAATGACGTGGCCGACCAGTTCCGGGAACGTGTACGTCTCGGACGGCTGGAGCGTCTTGGTCTTGACGATCAGGTTGTCGTTACCGGCGCTACCTGCAGCCGTGACGAGGTTGACGCTGATCGTCGCCGCGCTGGCGCTGTAGTTGGTCGCCGTGAACTTGTCGATGATCGTCTGGACGCCCGACGACGTGTACTGCGTCGTCTGGCTGTTCTCCGCGGTCTTGGCCGGGATGATGTTGCTAATGGAAACGGCCATTTATACCTCCAAGGAACTTACGTTATCAGTCACGGTCAAAATTACCGACGGGACCGCCGGGTGCACCGCAGTCGCGGGATCATACAGTATTTGGACGCTGGTGTCGTCAACTTCCCACATCAGTTCGATGTAGTCGCCCGCGTTAAGCTGAATGATGTAATTCCACGCAGCCAACGTCTCGGCGTTGTTGCCTTGAATGCGTATTTGCCCGGCGCTGTCAGGGACGTTCGTACCGTTCTTGCGAAGCCAAATCCAAATCAACCCGACACCGCCTGCGGTTTTATCAAGCTGGGCGGAAAACTGTACATTGTAGACGTTTGATCGGTCGACATAGATGCGCGACGTAGGACTGCCGATAGTCACGCCATTGGACAAATCGGTCTTGTTAAAGGTCATGGCGTAGGCCGTGTTGATCGCGGCTGCCGTCTGTGTCGTAGTATCGTAAAACGATCCGTAACGCGGCGTCAGATATTGCTTGGGCGGCGGCGACAGCGCCAACGCCTGAAGCTGCGTCTGAATATCCGCAATGTCGCTTTCCGTAGCAGCCGGCGGCGTAACGCTGGTGGCCTGCGCCAGCGCGTCTACTTTAGCGTCGACGTTGGCTGTTTCAGAGCAGCAATCAGGAGCGCTTTCCAACCCCTGAATGGCCTCGGCGAACACGGCGTCATAAGACGCCAGCAGCGAGGACGTGTCCGGCGCCAGCAGCGTTTCGTCTTGGTTGTTCTGCGTTGCCGTCAACAGCGACAGGAAGAACCGATACCATTCGCGGCTGATCGCGCCGGTGCGGTCGTCGATCAGCGCGACGCGCGGCGGCGTCAAGTTAGTAGGGTTGATCGGCGCCGATGCCATCAGGCCCGCGTCCCGCTGAGCAGCAGTTCGGCGCCCATGATGTAGATGCGCACGGGATCGGTCCCGGAGATTTCGTAGACGCGGTCGCGTATCTTGAGCGTGGCGCCCAGACGGCGCCAGATCGTGCGGTAGCCCGACCGGCCGATCCGGCCCATCGACTTCCAGTGTTCGTTCGACCACGTGTGGCCGCCATCGTCGGACCAGCGCAGCATGACCTGCGGGTTGTCGCCTTGACCCGTGACAAGGCCAACGCCGGTCTCGCAGTCAAGCTGCATGGAGTGCTGGATCGTGCGGGCCAGATTGTTGGCGCCGGTCGGCAACGCACGCCACGACCGCAGCCACTTCTGCGGCTGGCCGGCGTCCGAATACTCGTTCAGGTCGAACGCGTAAATCTTGCCGTTCTGGTAGTCGCCGATGACGTTCGTGCTGTTGAAGAACATCTGGCTGTTGCCGCGGTGACGGTTGAACTGGCCATTATCGAACGACGCGCGCTCATGCCAAGCGCCGGTCGCCACGTCGAATACCCAAGTCGTGTTGGCGGTCGGGAAGTTCAGCACGTAGAAGCTGTGGCCGTCCTGCTGGTAGGTGTAGCCGACCGCGTCTTCAAGGTTGGCGTATTCCTGCATCTGCCATTCGATAGCGTGCGTCGAGATGCGCTGGCCGATATAGCCGGCCGCCCGGTAAACCATACCCTGACCGCGCGCGTCCTTGCCGAGCCAGTAAATCTGGTTGTCCATCTTGGCGATGGAGTACGGTGCGGCGCAGCCCAGTTCGTTAAACGCACCTTGGATGCGGGTCAGCGGGAAGTCGGTCAGCCCGGCGTCGTACCAGACTTCGGTCGAGTTGGTGCCGAACACCCAAACCTCGCGGTGATCGACGAACACGGCGACCACGTCGTCCGGATTGCCTTCGGCGCTGGCGAAGTCCAGCGGATCGACGCTGGTGCCGTCCAGCAACTGCGTCACCCAGATTTTCTGGCTGTTGGGCTCGTTAAACACGAAGTAGCCGTCGATGTAGCCAACCGTCACGGC